ATTCTTTTCCCATACCTTTAGCCATTCCTTTGGCTCTAGCTTTTTCCCAGCTTTCAATTTGACCGTTTTTATTTATGTCTTTTGGTCCAATAACATTTGACCCTTTACTAAAATATCTTCGCATTTTGTTCTCCTTATTTTTTATTCATATTTATCACATCAGTAGCCTTAAGTCCATATATAGCCGCGACTACTGAAACCCAAAGGCCAACTATCCACCAGGGCATCTCTTGTAATTTTTGAAAATACAGATCGATCTTTTCTTGCATCTTTTCATCTTCTGCAAATACAGAATATGCTAACAAAAACAGAGGCGAAGAAATTGTCAAAAGTACAAATTCGTCCTTCCAGTCGTTTTTTTGATTGTCTGCAATCTTTCCAGAAAATTCTATTTCACCTCTTTTCATTTTTTCAATATGAAGAAGTTTAGCTTCTGACATTGCAACGTCAGCTGCTTTCTTATTTTTGTAAATTTCTAACCCAGCTTTTAAGCCTTGACCAAATAATCCCCAAGGAATCATAAACTAATGCCAAGTTGCTGTTCTTTTTTTCTCTGCTAATATTTTACCTTGACCTTTAACCATTTGTTTTTGAGCTTCATTTGGTTTTGTCATTTCAACTGGCTTTGCATATTCGCAAGATGCCATAGCAGACTTTTTAGATGTATTTTTTTTCATTTTTTCCTCTTCTTTTGCTTTTACCAGCTTGAGAAAGTGCAATCGCAATAGCTTGTTTACGACTTTTCACTTTTTTAGAGCTTTTACCAATGTTGAGTTCACCTTTTTTGAACTCTTTCATTACTTTTTTAACCTTTTTGTCGGCTTTTGTCATTTTTTTTCTCATATTATTGTCCTTTTTTTAATTGCGCCGCTAAAACAGTTTTTTCTAACGACGTATCAGCTCTTAACTGAGCTAATTCTTCATTCTGAGCAAGTTTTTGTTGATCAGTTGCTTGGTTCATCATCGCTTTCATACGATCTAAGTTACTTCTCTCTTCATCAGCCTTACGTTTTCTATCATTTTCTTGTGCTTGTAAGTCTAATTCTCTAGATCTTAGTTTAGCAATAGGATCATTGTCAAATTGTGAAGTTATTTTTTTCTCTTCTTGCATAAATTCTTCCATCATATCTGCAATCAATTGTGCCTTACGTGCTTCAATCTTTTCAGTCAACATTCTAACTTGCATTTGCATTTGTGGATTCATCATTGCTTGTTGATTTTGTTGTATCATAGCTAATTGTTGTAGTTCATCTCTAAATTCTACTTCAATTTGTTCTTGAGCCATTAGTGAAATATGTTCAAAACAATTTTTCTCTAATGCAGCCATAATGATTGGAGCGTTCCTTGCCATATTAGTTGCCATAAAATTCAAGTGAGCAGTAATGTGTGCTCTGTGATCTTGACCTGGAAATGCTTGGAACGGTTTCCCTGCTAAAGCATCGATGTGTTCTAAAGCAGGGTCCTTTGGTTGTGGTTGTTGTGGTCGAATTAAAATTTTATCAATGTCTTTTACACCTAATGCCTCATACATATTTCTATAAACTTGATATTGATTATGTAGTGCAGGATTAGAAGCTGCCAATTGCAGTTCCGTTTGCGCAAGGGAAATACGCTGTGTTTGAGAAAATATATTTGGATCTGCAACTGGCAATATATCTACTCTATCATCGAAGTCAGATTGTTTGATCATTTTTTGACCACCAACTACATCGTATGGATATTCTTGTGGTAGATATAATTTAAATACTCTTGCGAGTAACTTAAATTCTTGTTTTAAAGCTGCATAAATTCTTTTGTGGATCGCAGACATCGTCCTTGATCCTCTTTCTAAAAGCGCAACGGTCGTGCCCACTGCCGCTTGTTGATTACCCTCACCTACTTGAAGATCAGCTATAGATGCGAAACGCTGACCAGCTTGTACCACGACGCCCATAAGTGCTAAGAGAGTTTGAGATGGTTCCTTGAAAGGTAACATCATAAATGCATCCCGAATGTTTCCACCTGGTGCATCTACGTCTCTAAATTCTCCAGGTTGAATGGATTGTGCATCGTCTCTAATTCTTATTCCTCGCTGTTTAAATCCAGCAGGTAGGTTAGATAAAGTTCCTGCATCAATTAATTGTCTTAATGCAGTTGTAGCTGTTCTTGATAAACCACCAATCATATGTATTAAACCAAAACCATAAAAACCAAGTCCTGGTAAAAATTTAAAATGTATGAAGTATTGAATTTTGTTTTTCTTAGGATCGCCTATTTCATAATTTCTTCTAATAGATAATATTTCTCTAGAATTTTCTTCTAAAGTTATAACATAAGGAATTTTAATTCCTGTTGTTTCTCCTGTTTGAGGATTTGTATCTTCAAAACCTTCTAAATCTAAATTAGTGTGAAACTCTAAAATATTAAATACATCTTCGTCAACTCCTTTTGATTGACCTTCTAATTCACGTTCTTTTTGTTGAACTTCAGTTTCATTTAATGGACCTGGTTTTAATTCTATGTCTCTATAGAAACCAGCAACTTGTTGTTTTCGTAAATCGTTTTCTGAAACTTTTAAAACGTGGATGATTGATTCCGCATCGTCTAATGAGGTAGCCGAATACGGAACTATCAAATCATCTGCAGGTATGAACTTAGAAACAGCTCGTTGTTCTACCTCATCATAATAAACTTTTTTAAATGATGATCCTGCTAACGGTAGATAAAATAACATTTGATCAAAGTCTGGTTCATATTCTTTCATCTGATCCATAATTTGATAATTCATAAAATCTTTTACACGCTGAGACTGTTGTTCTTTTTCAGGAGTAGCTAATCCTAAGATTTGAGTTCTAACTGGACCTTCTGCAGGTAATAATTCTTTGTAAGCTAAAGATTGAAATTGTGTAACCGCTTCTGCAAGAACAGGATGAGTTGCACCACTTGCTCCTTGGAATGGTTCTGTTCGATTGTCGTATTTAAATCCTAATAGATCTAAACCTTCTCTATAAGTTCTTTCCCAATCTTTTCTTGATGATTTATAATCTTGATAATTTTGATAAAGTTTAGAACCTAATCTTCCTAAAACATCATCTGGTAAAAATTCAGCAAGGTTTGCATAATGCTCATCTCCACCTGTTGGTGATGCTGCTGATGGATCAAAATCTATATCAACACTTCCATCTTCGTTTTGTTGAATTTCAACTGGACCTTTTTCAGTTTGTTCTTGCTCAACTACTTGTTCAGAAACTTCTGTTACTTCTTCTTCAGAAGGAAGTTCAACTTGAGCTCTTACGTCGTTTGGTAATGATTTGTCTATGTCTGCCATTTATTTTCTCCGAATGGATTGTTTTAACAGTATTATACTGAATATTCAAGCCTTGTGGTTCAGGTCCTGATTTTGGGGGTATCAAGTGTTTCTTAGGATAATTACTCATCTATAACATCATCTCTCATAGTATCGTCATACTCACCATATCGTTCTGTTATAAATTGATTGGGATCTGATTCTTCAGCTTTACGTTTTCTAATCAAATCCATTTGTCTTTTTGGATCTGCAGGTAGCCCTGTTACATTTTCTTCAATTTTAGCAATATTACTAATTGAAGTATCAACACTTACATCTGTTTCAACTAAATCAATATCATAATCATCGTCTCCTACTCTAACTCCTGCTGGTCTACTTTCTAAAACAACAAATTCTTCATCTTGATAAATAGGTTTTCCATCTGGTGTTTGGTCAATGACTTTTTGTGGTTTGTAAGCAAATGTAACTTTATCATCATAAGCACCTATGTCAGGTCCATCAATATCAATCTGAATATTACCTTGAACATCTTCGTAAGCTGTATATTCAATGTCTCCTTTTTTATAAACTCTAACTTGTTCTAAATTTTCTCTAGCTAAGTCTGGAGCAATTTTTCCAAATTTATAAATATCTTCAACTAATTTTGGAAAGAATTTAGGTATGTTTTTTCCTGAACCTCTTAATACACTTTTAACTGCGGTACCAACTGTTTTTTCTTTTTTTAATAAAGGCGCAACAAATGGTAAACTTGCACCCGCTGCTAATAATTTTAAAAACTTTCTTCTTAATGGATCAAAGCCATTTGAGAAGCCAACTCTTCCACCACCATTAAAATCAAATCTTACGTTTTCAGTTATTTCATCAACAGGGACAGTTACACCAAAAGCATTGTAAGTCATTGGCCTTGGTTCAGGTTTTGAAAAATAAGGTTTTTCTAATTCTTCTTGTCTAGCTTGTAATGCTTTTTCGTGTGCCATTCCAATTTTAATTAATTCGGATTCAGGTTTTTTAAAAAGCTTGTCATATTCTTTTTGATAAGTTTCTTTTTGTTCATTAAATCTTTGTTGTTGTTTTTTATATAATTCAGGATACGTTTCTATTTTTCTTGGATCTATTTTTGCAAGACCCTCTGCTGAACCTCTAAGATCTTCATAACTTTTCTCTAAATCATACAAAGGTAAAGATTCTTTATAATTTTTTTCAAACCAAGATCTTTCTGTCGTTCCAGATATAACTGCTCCCTTGCCTGTTTCACCTCTAATTGGATTATAATCTTCTATGATATCTTGCCAAGTTAAAGTGCCTGCTATTTCTTTTAAAGGAACTCCTTTATACAAATCAATTGCAGCAATAGGTACGTTGATAGCTAAATCTAAAGCTGTAATAGGAAGTAATCCATATTTACCAACAGGACTTGCTGCTAACATTCTTAATGATTTAGAAACTTTACCTAATCCTTTACGAATAGCTTTTACAGTATCATCATCCATACCAGAAAAAGATTTTAGTTTTACACCTGAAACCTTTTCTAAATCTGCTATAGCTTGAGCAATAATTTTTTGTTCTCCTTTAGGTAATTTATACTTATCTTTTAAAAGTTTCATATTATCTATGATTCTTTGATCAGTGATTCCTTTTCTAGTAATGAAACCTTCTTTGGTCATTAAATTAAAATCTTTTCCAAATTTATTAAAAGCCTCAGTATAACCTTGTCCTTTAGTTACGAACTCACCAAAATCATAATTCTTTGGAAACTTATCTATTGGTTTTACATTTGATATGACTTCGAATGTGTCTCCAAATTTAAATTCAACAGGGGATACGATTCCTTTTTCAATTGATCCTGATGTTAAGAAATTTAAAAAGTTTTTTCTAGAATTAGCTATGTTTTTAATTTCTTCTCTACGTGCAGGAGTAGTTTTTGGTTTATTATATTCTGCTCTTAATTTTTTAAGAGGATCATCAAATATAACCCGTTTAAATTGATTTAAGTCTCCTTGTACTAAACTATCAATCTTTAATAAATTATCTGTACCACCATAAATGACAGATAAAGGATGTTCTGCATTTCCAGGAAGTTTAGTAAAAATACCTTCTGTTCCAAAAAATTTATTAGCAGTATTACGAACTCTGTTAGCGTCTTTTACTTTTCCATCTGCTTCTAATTTATCTGCAGCTTTTATCAATCTTTCATAATTACCACCAAATTGTTCTCCTAATGCTCTTTTTAACCAAGTTGATCTTTCACCTTGTTCAACTCCATAATTTTTAAATTTAGTTCCTGCTGCATTAG